TGCAAAAATGATGAACAAGAAAGTATATTCAAATATAGATTACAGTGTCCATGAGCAAGGTGAGGATGTAGGTTGGTCATGGGAGTGTAAAGAGGCTGGTTATAATTTATTCTGCGCTTCATACATTTATGCTCCACACATAATGTCTGAGTTAATGTATGGGTCATTTTTGAAGCACGGGGATGAAAGATCAGCGCTAATATTTGAAAACTATACTAAAGTGTGATATATTTATATAAAATTGTTCAATGTTATAAAAACAAACTTACTATTAAAATAGATATTAATAAATAGGGGAATACATGTCTTTTGATTTTGTAGAAAACTTTACATTACAGCTTCCTGATTTTTCAAAATCAGATATAGATTTTTCAGAATCATTTAACTCCAGGCACGGCTTGATTATAGAGGTCGCCGCAATACACGAGGGCTTGACTTCTAATTATAATCATTATTCAGCCATAGAGTTGGAGAAGGCACTCCAATCATGGGTTGAGCCTTATCCAAAGCCAATTATTCTTAATCATGACTTAAATACAGAGCCTATTGGCAGGGTAATGGCTGCCAAGATGGACAAAGAGTCAGATGGAAGCGCTTTTGTTAGATTGCAAATTGCAATCACTGATCCTGTTGCAGCCCAAAAGGTTATCGATAAGAGATACTTGACGGGTTCGGTTGGAGGAAGGGCTACAAAGGCTGTTTGTAGTATTTCTGGTGAAGATCTAGCGAGAGAAGATGACTCAGGTCGTCCCCGTATGCCTAAGTTTAAAAAGGGCAAGGTTTACAAGGGCAAGCTAGCATACATTGATATGCAGGATATTTCCTTCAAGGAATACTCTTTTGTAAATCAGCCGGCAGATCAAAAATCCGGAGTGAGATCCACAAAAATACAAGATGGAAAAACCGAAATCTCAGACTCTGAAGGTTGGATTGCAAAAAGCGCTGCGTTTGTCCTCAGCATGGATAATGAAGATATTATTTCAATTGAGGAAAATAGATCAATTCTTTCCGACATGAAGAAGAAGGAATCGAAACCCATTTACTTACATTTAAAGGGCGCATTTTTAACTGCGTTGGCCCTTCAGGAAAGTGAAAGTTATATAAGTAATGCTAATTCATTACTATCCAATGAAGATTCTGAAAAAAATAATTCTGAGGAGACTCATAGCATGAAAGATGTTAATAAAGAAGAAGATATTCTAGCTGTAGCCGAAGGGCTAAGCGAGGATCTCTCTAATATAGCAGCTTCTTCTTCCGAAGAGCCTTCAGCTACAACTGACGAAAAGGTTGTCGAAGAGGCTTCAGAAGAAAAGACTGAAGAGGTTTCAGAAGAGTCTGTAGAAACGGGCTCGGAAGAAGAGAACTCAGCTGACGATTCAGAAGAGGCGGATGTACAAACTGTAGATTCCGAAAATGCTGAAAAGCCAGAAGAGTCATCGGTCGAAAAGACTGATGAGAGTCAAGAAGATGCCGAAGAGGCCAGTGAGCTCAGCGATAACAAAGAGGGCGTTGAGCAAGATGCTGACACACTTAAGGCAAGAATTAAGCTTCTTGAAGAAGAAAATGCAAAGCTCAAAAGCGCTCTGCATAGAACTCTAGTTGAAAGAGTTGTTGATACTAAGGTCGGCTTGGGCTTAGAGTCTGTTGATGATCGCGAAAAGCTTATTGAAGAGCATGCTACTCGCACAGCTTCTTCATTGGCTGATACTCTCAGAGATTTAGCTAAGACTCCAGTAAAAGTAAATAAGAGACTTTCTAATTTTGCTGGCATGCCTGAGGTTACTTCTGAAGCAGAGGTAACTGAATCCGAAGATAATGTATTGACTCTTGACAAAGAAGAGGAAATCAGCAAGCCTGGTTCTCCTGTAGATTCTTTTGAGCAAGTTCTAGTAGATGCCCTTATGGGTAGACGTAAACTTTAATAATTAAGGAGATAAAAAATGAGTTTAGCAAAGTTCCGCAAGGTTCATAGCAAGACAGGTGCTGGTCGCTTCGTTGTTTCTGAGGGTGTAGCCCCCAGTGCATACTTACTGCCCCACCCCGGCTTGCCAACATGGTATTTGGACAGTGAAGATGATCGCTTTGAGATCGTCATTCCAAAGGGTACTATTCTTTCAGTGGTTGCCGACGCCAACGGTGATGCTCGTATTGTTCCAGCTAACGGAACATCTTCAAGCAAGAGCTGGGGCGACGTAATGCCTTCTTGGGACCCACTAGATGGCGCTACGCCAACATCAACGAGTGGATCATCTGATACAGTTACTGTAGCAGCTCGGTCAATTCCGATTGGTTGCGCACAATATGATCTCTACAGACCATTTGACAAGGGCACATCGCAAGGTGCTGGCTTTATCACTCACGGCTATGTAGAGTATCCAATGGTTGCTGGCATTAATGACGACGTAACAGTCGGTTCACTAATCCGTTCCGACTTCATGGGACGCCCAGTAGCCGCAGCAGCTGCCGATTTCTATAATAGCAGCGCTGTTTACAGCTACTTGCAGGTAGGTAAGGTTGTCGAAGTCGAAAAGTTTGCTACAAACTTTGACGATGGCCTCCTCAGCTACATGCAGCTTCCATCAGATCCAGGTGCACTAAAGACAGTATACGAACTTACCCGTAGCGGAAGCTACAGTGGCAAGCTCGGTATTCGTGCTAACTTGGACGTATACAATGTCATTGGTGCATTCCGCGTCAATTTGACACTCTAATAAAAACAACAACACAGGAGGAATATTCCTAAGATGAGTAAGACAATCCAAGAGCTCCTCTCTGGTCTCCCAGCTTGGGAGACTGCACTGACTGAGGACGGGTATATCGATGCAGACAACAGAGTAACCATTAAGGAGGCTTTTGCTTCACCAGATGCAGCAGCCCTTTTCCCCAAGGTTCTCTCTCGTACGCTAAGAGAAGCAGCTGAGCCACAGCTTCTTGTGACCCCCCTGCTTTCCACAGTTCGTCTCGGTAAGGGGCGTTCTTTGGAGTTCCCAGCAGTCAATGCTATCCAAGCGGCTGAGATTCCAGAAGGCCAAGAATATCCAGAGCAAGCACTCGCCTTCGCAAAGCAGGTAGAGGGCAAGGTTTCAAAGAAAGGTGTAAAGCTAGCTTTCACCGAGGAAGTTATCGCTGACTCACTTTGGGACATTGTCGGTCTACATGTTCGCGCAGCCGGTCGCGCTATGGCTCGCCTAAAAGAGCAAATCGCTCTTAGTCGCTTCAAGGATGCAGCTACTATCGTTTTTGATAACGATAGCGGTTCATATGATGACACAACAGGTCTTGACATTAATGGCGTTGCCAATAAGACAATCACCTGGGACGACATTGTAGACATGGCTGCTGTACTTATGGCTGAAAATCATGTACCAACAGACTTCATTCTCCACCCCCTCATGTGGTCGGTATTCCTTAAGGATTCCATCTTCCACGCCGGTGGTGCAGCTTCAGGAGTTGGCACAAGCTGGGGATATCGTCCTCAGTCAGCTGACGGCGCCCTTAACGCAACAGCCCCAATGGGTCTAAATGTTCTTGTTTCACCATTCGTAAGCTTCACCGCTAAGAGTGGCGCAACAGCAGCTAAGTCAGACCTATTCCTCATTGACCGTAACGAAGTGGGAACACTTTTGGTCAAGGATGACATGAGCACCGATCAGTTTGACGATCCTAGCCGTGATCTTCGTTCACTTAAGATGAAGGAGCGTTACGACATCGTAATGCTTGGCGATGGCGAGGGTATTACCGTAGCCAAGAACGTCAGACTCAGCCGTAACTATGAAATCATGGTTACTAACGAGGCAACCTGATAAACAAACCTTAGGGTCGTTATAGTTACAAATTACCCTAAAGCTTGGGGGTGGTGGAGAAATCCGCCACCCCCTCTGCTTTTATTCTGTTTTGTTTATTACTATTAAAATAGATTTCATTGATGGAGTGTGTTGAGTGAGCTTGTATCTAATAGACAACGCTACCGTAACTGTTAATACAGTTAATATTAAATTTGGTAGAACAATAAAAATAGCATCATTAGTTAATGCAAATTTTACCCTTTTTACAGACACTGCAACGCCAGTTCAAATTAGTTCTCCTTTTAGAACAATAAATACAATAACAGATTATAATCAAATCAGCAGAACTTTAACTCTTTATTGGAATGTTGTACTTTCTTCTAATTCAGATTATATTGTAAAAGTTTCTAATTTAGTTGATTCCTCTGGTCTCACTGTACCGCAAGAGCAAATCAGTTTTACTAGCCAAACAAATTCAGCTACTCCATCAGTTCTGCAGGAAACTCAGGGAACTGTTCTTAATGAAGTTCTCATTGAAGACAAGTCGGTTCGAGTTGATATAGAAACTGGTTATCAAATATTAGCAAAAAATCCAGACTTTTATATTATTTCAACAGATCCTTCAACCGGCAGTTTCTATTTAAATAATGACGAAAACAATGGAAGAGTTACCATAAACTTTAGTTCCCGTCCCGCATCAAACTTTTTAACTTCAAAGTATTTTAAGGCTCAAAGAAAGAAGATACAAAAAACACCTTCTAGATGGGAATCCGTTGACGCACAGGTATCAATGCACTCATGGAGAGCAGATGTCTATGTAGATTTTCCATCTGATGACGCAACGCCAGTTTATGCTACAGATGGTAAAACATATTTTGAGTCTGGATATAAATATAGGGTAATTGTTTCTTCAGAAGTTGGTCCGTGATGGCTAACGCACTTTACGCTAAAGCTAAAGAGGCGTTATTAGAAGGTCTTTTAGATCTAACTGATAATAATATTAAGGTAGCTTTAGTTAAGAGCACTTATTCTGTAAACTTAAACACCCATGAATTTTTATCAGACATATCAGGTGCTGCCATTGCAGCGTATTCAAATGTTTTGACTGGCAAATCTACCTCCCTTGGTATATTCGATGCAGAAAACATAACAATAGAAGATTACGGCAATTCTGGTTTTTCTTATTTGGTTATATATAGAGATACTGGTACCGCTTCTACTTCTAGACTAATTGCATACATCGATACGGCAACTGGCTTACCAGTAACCGCTACTACAGATATTATTTCAATTACAATAAATTGGAGTAATGATATTTATAAAATATTTGGACTATAAAGGATATTTATGGCTACTTCATATCCCGGAACATTAGATAACTTTGTAAACCCCACTGCTACAGATAAGTTAAATTCTGTTACAGTACCACACCACCAGCAGCATACGGATTTAAATGATGCGGTCGAAGCAATAGAAACTGTCCTAGGCTTAAGTCCGGCAGGAGTGCATTTAACGGTTAAAGATAGAATAATTTCAGCAGAATCAGCTATAGCTGCCCAATCGGTTTTAAATGGTTTAACTGATGTTACTATAACATCAGCAAATCCAGGTGATGTTCTGCGTTATAACGGCTCAGCTTGGGTAAATTATGATGAAGAAAATCTTGTTGATGGAGGAAACTTTTAACAATGGCTAATACAATTAGAATCAAAAGAAGGGCTTCCGGAGCATCTGGTGCACCGAGTAGTTTGGAGAACGCAGAACTAGCTTTTAATGAAGTTGATGATGTTCTTTATTACGGTAAAGGCGTTGGGGGCGCAGGCGGAAGCGCCACTACAGTTGAAGCAATCGGTGGCAAAGGCGCATTTGTCGGACTTGCCGGAACTCAAACTATTACTGGAAATAAAACATTTTCTGGCACAGTTGCACTTGGTTCATCTGCAAGCGCTACAACTAAATCAGCAGGAGACAATAGCACGGCAGTTGCTACAACAGCTTATGTAGATTCGGCAATAACAGCTGCATCATATACTTTTACTCTGGCTGGAGATTCTGGAACTAGCCAAACAATTGATGATAATGAAACTGTAACAATTGCAGGTGGAACAGGCCTTTCTTCGGTCGCTTCATCAACAAACACTGTAACCATAAATCTAGATAATACGACTGTAACAGCAGGAGCATATGGTTCTGCAACTCAAATTCCAACATTCACAGTCGACGCACAGGGTAGATTAACAGCAGCTAGCTATGAGTCAATCTCTACATCATTAACTGTCGGCGCAGATTCTGGAACAGCAGATTCAGTAGCTTTAGCAACTGATACATTGACTTTTAGTGGCGGAGAAGGAATTGATACAGCTGTAACAAATAACACTATTACAATATCTGGAGAAGATGCAACGACATCAAATAAGGGAATCGCATCTTTTAGTTCCGATAGCTTTTCTGTTAGTTCTGGCGCCGTAAGTATTAAGCCTAGCGGAGTAAGTAATTCTCAGTTAGTTAATTCATCTATAACAATTGGATCAACATCCGTATCCTTAGGTTCAACCAGCAATACGCTTGCTGGCCTGCAGCAGGTAGATATTGACAATATTCGCATTGATGGGAATACAATTTCCGCAACTGATACTAATGGTGGAATTTCATTGGACCCAAATGGAACAGGTCACGTTTCTGTTAATAGTGCAAGAATAGAAAATCTTGCAAATCCAGAAAATCCCCAAGATGCCGCCACTAAAGCTTATGTTGATTCTGCAACCCAAGGTTTACATATTCACGCTACTGTTAAGGCTGCTACTGGAGCTACTTTGGCCAGCATAACTGGCGGAACTGTTACATATGATAATGGAACAGATGGCGTTGGAGCTACCCTTACTTTAGGAACTGCTTTAACAGCATTAGATAATTACAATCTCCAAAATGGTGACAGAATTCTAGTTAAGAATCAGGCAACCGCAGCACACAACGGTATTTATAGATGGGCTACTGGTGGCACAGTACTAACAAGAGCTACTGACTTTGATACAGCAGCAGAAATTGCTGGTGGCGACTTCGTATTCGTTGATAGTGGAGACAATTATGCCAATACTGGCTGGGTAACTGCAGACGAAGTTAATACAGTTGGAACAGACGCAGTTAACTGGATTCAATTCTCTGGTGCAGGAACATATCTTGCTGGAACCGGATTAGTATTAGATGGTTCTACTTTTAATATCAATTTAGCTACAAACAGTGGCTTATTAATTACGTCAGATGAATTACAGGTAAATAGCACAATAGCTGGAAATGGTTTAACTTTTAGCAATGGCGTCATTGCTGTTGGTGGAACTTCTGACAGAATATCTGTAACTTCAGACGCAATAGATATTGCTTCAACTTATGCCGGACAGTCGAGTATTACTACCTTAGGGACAATTACGACAGGCACATGGAATGGTACAACTATAGCGATAGCCAATGGTGGAACTGGCTCAACTAATGCATCAGATGCAAGAACTGCATTAGGTCTTGCTATTGGAACAAACGTTCAGGCATATGACGCCGAACTGGCTGCCATAGCTGGACTAACATCAGCAGCAGATAGACTTCCATACTTTACTGGTTCTGGTACAGCCGCACTTGCTACATTTACTTCATTTGGTAGATCACTAGTCGATGATGCAGACGCATCTGCTGCAAGAACAACTCTAGGATTAGGGACAATTGCTACACAAAACTCAAACAACGTTTCAATTACAGGTGGATCAATTGATGGAATCACAATAGATGGTGGGACATTCTGACGTTAAAGGAATATGAATGAAATATGATGGTGATATAACATATAATCAAGAACATTATCAGTATAATGGATTATATGTAGTATCTCCGCAGGCCTTTGGTCTAACTCCTACATTTGGTAATTTAAATTTATTAAAAGTAATTGTATTAAAGCCACCTTCTATAACAAGTACATTAGTTTTTGTTCCTTCTCCTTCGGTAATAATACCAACGGGTGTTATAGAAAATTCAGAAACTTCTTCATCAATAGATTTTTCTGCATTTAATGGATACGGATCAATAGAATTTGATAAAATTAACGCAGACGCATATGCAATATCTGGTTCGCAAGGAATTAATCCAGATAGTTCTGGTTATGTAGCTATATCCGTAGATAAAAATGAATCCTATGCATTTGCAACTGCAGATACTATAGTTTTTGATAAAAATTCTGCTGGAACAATAGACGTTACTATTATATCTAACGTATAAATAAATAAGGGGTTTTATGTCTACAGACAGAATTGTAATAAATGATACAGTCAGAATAACGGTTAAGTTTAAAGATATAGACACTTCAGGTAATGAAGTTGACCTATCTCCAGTTCCACCTGTAACTGTTGTTATAAAAAATTCAGCAGGCAGCATAGTTGAATCTGGTAATGCTACTGCTAGTTCTTCTTCTGTTTATATATATGATTTTACGGCATCTTCTGCAGATACGTATTCTGTTAAATTTACCGGAACTTTAAGTAGTGGCAACTCGGTTGTTGTTGAGCAAAAATTGTATGTTAGCTCAACAGTCACAGAATATCAGCCAACAATAACCCTCAAATCTGATGAAACAATTATTTTTGCACCAGATGTTACTCCGCTATACTTAGATCCGGAAGAGTTAATTCCGTATTTCCCAGACGCTTCGTTATTGGAGATAGGCGAAATAGTGCATAATTACTCTAATGAAGTTAAGGCTTTATATAATCTCCTGGACGAAGAGGATGGCTCTGGTTTATCTTTTACTGTATTGGAATACATTAAGGCATCAGCAGCATGTGAGCTTAGTAGGACTTATGGATTTGGTGGAGATGATGAGGTTTCTGTTCGTTTGGGTGATTTTTCGCTAACTAATAGATCAGTGCCAAGAGCCAAGGTAACCAGAGATAACGCAACGACATGGTGTCAAATAGCTGCTTCTTTAAGAAAGGAAATATTAGCTGGAAAAGTGGGCCCAAAGGGATTCCAAATGAAGAATCTGCCCAGCGGAGGGCTCCCAGTGACTTCGGGCAAGATTCCAGAAGTGGAAACTGGCAAAATAGTTTACTTGTCGGATAGAGAATTGTACGGCCCAGGAAGAAGCGTCCCACCTCAAGATGACCCCATGCCAAGAAGAGGTTTCAAGAAGTATGATTGATATAAAAAGAAGTTTTAAAAAAGTTCTTCGAGAATGGGGCCATGATGTTTATATACAAAGAATATTATCAAATGGTAATCATTCAAGCAAATTCGAAAGAGTTACAACTCGACAAGTTGGTCAATCTGGAGTAAGCAATTCGCTATCCACTACAGAGGCCCAAGATGGTTTGTTTACAAAATACGATGCAGTCTATTATTTTGAAGACCACATTAACCCAAAAGAGGGCGACAGAATATACGAAAATTTTTCTTTAAAAGTAAATAAAAATTACACCATGTTTACAGTAGACGCTGTTACTGCAATGAGGGGACGCATGGGTAAGATAGACTATTGGGTCGTGGGCGCTACAAGAGAGAAGTAAAATGATAGTTTTATCAAAAGGTCAGACGGCACAATTTAAATTTATTTTTACAGACTATGATGGATCTATCTATGATCCAGCAAATCTTTCTACTCCAGTAGATGTTGTAGTTTATGTATTAAGAGGCGACACTGGTTCTGGCCCCGTAATTGATGGTCCATTCTCCCTTCTTCTAGATAATGGAAATGAAAATGATAATTCAATAGTCAGATCAGCAGTTGGCGAGTATACCTTTACATATAAAGTTCCAGAAAATTTATATGAATATGTTTATACAATAATAGCCAGAACAAGCAGTACTGCGCAAAACATAAACGCTACAGCGACTTTTCAGGTAAAAAATTCTGTAACATCTGTTTCTTCGGTAACAATAACTTCACCAAAATCATCTGTCGTCAACTATAAGCCAACCTATCAGCAGTTAGATAGAAGAAACACAAGCACAATATTATTGCTTGGTCACGCTGACGGCATGAGATTAAACTATCCTATTAGAATTAATTCGATTCAACATGCAGTTGATTTGATGGGCGCCAATACAAATAGCCCTCTTTTGAGAGGAGTCTTAGACGCCTATTCATGTGGGGCTAGAGATATTATGATTTGCGCTGTCGCTCCAATGTCGGAATATGTGGATAGCTACGCTCAAAGAAACTTATCCACAACAGTATTCTCTATTAACGACGCTACGCCAGGTACTCAAAGCACTTTCTACGAAAGATACTATGACCGCCTAGAGCAAGCATACGCAGATATAATTGATTTAGATTTTGTTGATATTGTAGTTCCATTAGAAGCTAGTATTATGAATACTGGTGGAGTAGATTTTGTTACTCAATTGGCTAATTACTGTTCTTCTTTTCATAATTCTACTGGCTTTATTCAGATGGGAGTTATTGGTTCAAGATCTGATGGAGTAAAGTCTTCGGACATATCTATTTTGGAAGCTAATCCATTATTTACTAATAAATTCACTACTTATCTAGATGGCCAAATAGCGTCTGATAAAGGTAGATACGTGGTTCCGATTTATGGCGAATTAGTTTTCCAGCATCCACAAATTAAAATTAGCTATACCTCCAGTGCCGCAGCAGCATACGCTGGCATGATCGCAGCGAATCAGCAAGCTAAGGCAATTATTCGTACTAGAGTGCCAGGAGCGCTATCTTTATTTGGGACAGATTTAACATATTCAGATTATGAGAGATTAGAAGCTATAGGAGTGAACACTGTCTATAGGGGAAGAAAAACCAGAAGAGCTGTTCCTTTTGAGATATATGTTACCAATGAGTACACTATGGCCCATGAGGAATCTGTGTTTAGCAAGCTCTTTCAAATGAGACTAGTTGCTGCAGTTGTTAGCGAAATTAAGGGAATAGCAGCTTCTGGTCATGATTTGCTAGCATTTGACAGTATTATAGATGATACTAAAAAATATTTACAATATTTAAAAACTAATAAAGCTATACTAGATTATTCTTTTAATGCAAGATTTTCTGATACAACAAAGGAAAAATTAATTTTTGATATTGAATTAATATCATATTTTGCTATTAAAAAGATTAACTTTTCTTTAGCAGCTGGTCCAGGAGCTTGATATGGCATACATTAATAGAGATTTTCCTAGTTTTTCAGAAAACCTTAGATACGGTTATCCTCAGCTTCAAGCCCCTGGATATAGAAGATTAGATCAAGATGGTGTAGAGGAAGTATATTCTGGCAATCTAAGCTATCTAGATTTCATTGGTTTAGTTAAAAAACTTTGGGAAGAAAGCTATCCAGCAATACCAATATTGCCACTAAGTGTAAATAGAGAAACTTCTGTAACTTATAAAGATAATGGTGGAACCGACGTTACTTCTGGAGATCTCTCTTCTGCCCCGTCTTCAACCTATGTTGGCCTAGATGAGTTTCCTGCAATTATAGGATATCACTTAGAGTTAAGAAAGGCTCATACAACAGAGCCAAAGCCAAGAATGAGACAAAATGTGCTATCTAACACAGTGACTATTTATGGCCAACGTTTTCAGAATATTGTTGGCTTTACTGTAATGTCTAAAGTTGGCACCTTTCAGGGTTCCAATGGAGCAACAACTAGAGATGACCTAGATGCAGCAGTTCTATGTGATCAGGTAATTGAGGCATTTGAAGATTTCATGTTGGAATATACATCAATTTTCAAATCCGCCGGAGCATCTGAATTGGTCTATTCTAGGCGTTTGTCTGATTCCGAGATTAATCGTGAAGGAAAAGACGTTCATAAGAGAACTGTTACATATATGTTAACTACGGAAAAGACTTTTGCAATGTCTAATAGAAGAATTGAGCAGATTGTAGTTGACGCTAGAACCTGGATGGCATATGAGAAGCAGTTACTTAGAGATCAGTTGGCTACCCCTAATTACGAGGGTACAACTGGGAATATTATCGATCTATTCCAGACTGCAACTCCTAACGTCTGAAATGGTGTATAGAAAAATCCTGCCAGTTTAACTTTGTAGTTGTTTTTATAAGTTATGTGTTACTATAACTGAAGATTCAAAAAAGTTTATTATTTGGAGGATTGAAACCAATATGGCTATACCTGGAGTAAAAACATTAATTAGAGATCGCTTCTACAGTGTGTCGCGTCAGGATACACCTGTTGGTCCTAGAATAGTAGCGATAGCACGTCGTAGCACGGCTAACAATACTGGTTCAGTAGCAGATCTTGACGTTGTAAGAGTAACTAACGAGGCTGATGTAATCACCGCTTTTGGAGATGGATCAGACGCTCACCGTGCATATCTAGAGCTAGTTTTGGCTGGAGCTGGAAGAATTTATATTGTACCACTTCCTTCTGATACAAAGTGGGACACTGATCCGGATAGCCCTGTATCTACTGGAACTGTAACTAGCGTAAGTTATGGTGGCTCGGTTTTCGACGCTGCCTTTATTGCAGCAGAAGCTGCTATTCCCGACATTATTATTCCTTGGGGAAGAGGCGCTCACCCAGACGATTGGCAGAGCCCAGCTACGCCTAGCGATGACGCAAAAATTGGCTTTGTTGCAGATAATACGTCAACCCCATCAAGCAACTGGGCCTATCAGGTAGCTGCAAAGGTGAAGGATATTTCTGAAAACATCAACCCTTGCATCGCAATCATGGGAGTCAAGCCATACGTTTCAACAACAGAAACTATGACTCCTGGTCAAGTTTCTACACATTTGGCACTGACAAATCTTCCCGACAGAAATGCTAGCGCTTCCTTCAAAGAAGTTGGCCCATATGTGGTTGTAGTCGCTGCGGAAATCAAGCCCGTAAACTATCAGTCTGGAACAACAGAGTTTGGTTACGCTAACGGAGCCGCTCATGTTGCTGGCGCTTTAAGCTTGCTTCCTTCATATAGTTCACTAGTAAATAAGGCTCTCTACAATGTAGAGGCTGTTCGTTATGCCCCTTCTAGAACTCAGCAGACTGCTCTCGCTACTAAGGGTGTTAATACTGTTGTCATTAACTTTAATAAGATTCCAGTATTCGGAGAAGGTTTAACATTTGGTTGGGCAACATCAGACTACACCCGTCTCTCAACAAAGAGAATTGTAGACGACGCCACATCAGTTGTAAGACAAGCCTGCCAGAGATTTGTTGGCGAACCATCAAACATTCAAACAAGAAATGCGATGGAGACAGCAATCACTTCTGGCTTGAGAGGAATGCAAATTGTAGGAGCCTTGCTTGGTAGTGACTTTACAGTCTCGTACATACCAAATGAAAACAAGGCGATTGTAGACCTCATTTTAACACCTGCCTTCGAACTCAAAGAGATCGAAGTCAGAGTAGCCATTAATCTATAATAATTACCGATTAGGAGGGTAAAACAAAATGGCCGCAGAGGAATATACATCAGTAAATAAGTATCTCAATACTTATACCACATTCTCAGGTGCAGACATTGTAGCTACATTTGGTGGAGTGGAAATAGGTGCGCTTTCGGGTATCACCTTCTCCGTCACTAGAGAAAAGGCTCCAATCTACACCATGGGATCACCCAATCCTCGCTCTTTCTCAAGAGGCAAAAGAGGTATAGCTGGTTCATTGATCTTCACAGTATTTGATCGCCCAGCTCTATATAAGATGTTAGATCAGAACTATTCGCAAAATAGACCAATGGACTTCTACACCAGAAGCCACAATACACTTCCTGGCGACAATGGTCACAGAAGAGGTATTGCTGATGTCAACGAACAGAAGACTGGCGTTGTAAAAAAGGTTCCTTTCTACGCTGACCAGATTCCACCTTTTGACATTACCGTAACATTTGCCAACGAGTATGGTCAGGCAGCTGTTAGATCAATATTCGGCGTAGAACTTCTTAACGAAGGTTCTGGCGCTTCCATGGACGACATTGTCATCGAAGAAACCATGACTTATGTTGCTCGTGAACTTGGTCCTATGTACACAATCAGAAATGACACTCTTGTTGATCCAACCAATTTGGTAGGAATAACACCCGAGGGATTGAACACAACAATTATCAGACCCTGATAGTCTTTAGTGTCGTAAGAATAGGTGCATGGGAGTTATCTTCCATGCACTTATTTATTTTTTGGAGATTTTAATGGCAGAAATTAAGACATTTACTTTTAGAAAAAGTAAACAAGAAGAAGCAGTTCAGCAAAGTGGTAATGACCTTTATGACTGGGAAAAATATCTATCAACAATGTCATACTCTGGGGCAGACGCTGTTGCGACAATCGTTTTGCCGATTATCGGTCCAGATGGAAATGTTGAGTCTCAAGGCGATTCTATAAATCTAGGAGAGTTACAGACTATATCATATTCTGTCCACAGAGAAAATTCCCCAGTAAGAACCCTTGGTCACGTTAATGTTCGGGGCTTTATTAAGGGTGGAAGAACTATAGCTGGCAGCCTCATCTTTACAGTATTTAACGAATACGCTTTTTATAGAATAAAAGAGTTTAAGCAATATCTGGCAAGAAAAACTGGATACTTTGCCCCTCTAGCGGACATGTTGCCGCCATTTGATATTGTTATTACATTTTTCAATGAATACGGTCTCGGTTCAAAAATGAAAATATTTGGAGTAACAATAGTTGACGAAGGCCAAACCCTGTCTGTAGACGACTTAATTACAGAGCAGACCTACACTTACATGGCTAGAGGAATACAACCACTAGTAAGAATGCCAAATGACAGCACTGTATCAAGAGATACTTCTTATACAGATGAAATGAAGGCTAGGGATCAAATTAGTACAAATGTTTTTGGCGATTTGATTATAACGGATCTTGCTCAGCTACAAAGTCAAGCTGAAGAAACAGCTTATTATAATACAAAATATAATAAACCCACAGTTCCAGCCCAGGTTATTCAGCCTGGAAGATTGCACCTATAGAAAGGTAACGCTATGCCTGCACCAATAGCTCAGGTTTTTCCTGGGGTATTTTCAAATAACGCTAGAAAAGAATTTAATCCCGTAAACGAAAAGCTTGATTTAACTTGGAGTGGCGGAACTAATACCGATAAAAGATTTAGTAATTATTATGATTATTATTTCAGCGGAGAAGATATTAGAATCTTTATTGATGGCTTGTTCCATCCTGATGATGAATTAGATATAGCAACTTTTGCTTTTAATGTGCGCCAGGAAAAGCAACCACTGTATGGTTTCTGGTCATACAATTACGATGCAATAATGTATGGCACCAGAATTATAACTGGAGAAATTGCCCTATATACAAGATATCCCAGAAGAATGACAGATCTTTTAGAGAAAGCTGCAATAACGAGATCTGAATTGGCAACAGACAAAAGAGCTCCTGGAAGAATATTGTCTAATTTAAGAAGTCAGTTAGAAACAGAAGAAGACGAAGCTTTAATGAATAAATATTGGGAAATGGGCCAATTAGATAGAATCACAGAGGACCCTTTTGCTAAAAACGTTTTAGATTCCGATAAGAATATTTTTAGTGCTCATCCGCCATTTAACTTTGTTATAGTTTACGGTATGGAAGAGGTGGCTTTGTCGCCAAAAAATCTGTTTCAAACAGATACAAATGATGTAGAATTTAATGGCTCCCTAGATAATTTGTCTAGGACAATGTTGTCAGATGTTAATCAAAGAGTTGTAAAGTCTACTTCTTTAAGTTCTCCAATGAAAATTGTTGTTCAAGAAGTCAATTTAATTAACATGTCGACAGTCTATGCGCCCGGTGGGCAGCCAGTTGTGGAGACATATCAATTTATGGCAAGAGACCATTATTTTACAGAAGTAGATACGACCTTCATAAAGAGAGCATCTGCTGCAAATGTGTCTTCTGGTCCATTGGCTCCTTTGGCAATTGCGGAGAATTTAAATTATGTAACAAATTGGGGTCAAACGTTAGGTGGTTTAGCCCCTATAATATGATTATGATATAATGTACAATGATTAGTTTAAGGAGATATCATGGATAGTAAAAGAAAAGTTGTTTTGCAAAATCTAGAGATTGAAGACACTACAAGCGCTCAAGAAATTAACTTCACATTGACTGGATCAGATGATCCTAATGCTATTGATGTTGAGCTTGAGGATGATCAGCAATTCCTAGACGACATTGCCGACGACAACGAAGACAAGCAGTATACTGACATAGAAGAAGTGCCGGATGAAGAAGAAATTTGGAAAAATGGTCCCAAGGCCGGTCTTGTTAAAGAGTGGAAAAAGCAATATGGCGACATTTATGTAACTTCAATTACATACGATAAGCATGTCGTCTGGAGAGTATTAAATAGAGCAGAATATAAGCAGATCGTCAAAAAAATGGAGCAGCTAGTACAATCCGGGCAGCTCTCTACTGCAGAGGCAAATCTATGGAACGAAGAAACTATAGCAGAATTATGCATGCTTTATCCTAGATTTGATAAAAATAACTCCGTTGGCTTTATGGCCGGACTGCCATCATTAATATCCCAAGAAGTACTAGAAGCTTCCGGTTTCGTAGCCCTAGAGGTAAGACAGTTATAAAATGTTAACAGCTGATATTATTTTTTCTTTAAAAAATAAATACGGCAACATTTATAGTGTTGATATAAAAAATCAAACTGTTGTTTTTAGAGAATTAACTTTTAAAGAATATGATAAAATTCTTTATCTAAAAACGTTAGAAGATATTGACTCCTCTGATATAGAAGACATCATACTCGAATATGCTGTCATATACCCAGAGGGTTTTGACACTATGACAATACCTCCCGGTATAGTTGCTAATCTCTCTTCGGAAATACTTGATATTTCCGGTTTCTTTAGCGCATCGATTGCTAAAAGAATTCTTGAAGAAAAAAGAGTTGAAGCAAATGATGTTAAGAATTTAATGAAAGCCTTTGTTTTGGCTACTATAACATCATATGCTCCAGAAGACTTGGAGGATATGACATTTTCTGAATTAGCAGAAAAAGTAGCTTTATCTGAAAAGATTATTGAGATAAAACAGAATGCCAATGGCATGGAATCTACTGATCTAAAGATTCAGTTAATTGATCCTGAAGAGGAAGAGCAAAAGAGAAAAATTTCTGCAGCTAGGCATAATCTTTCTAAGAAAGATGGAGAGGCTCAATATGAAGATCCTATCGCTCAAAAGCTGTGGGGTATGAAATAGGTAGGAAACAAAGTTGATTAGAGATCCAGGGCCTATTCATAACTTAGGTTATAGCGTAACATCCAGAGATGTTCCTACAATGATAGACGAAGAAAGGGGCGATGCCCCTAATTCGTCTTTTATCTCAAAGGCCTTAAATAATCACCCTGTTTTAAGATTTGTATCTACGGCAGCCACTACCATGGCTTCAGCTTTTGTTTTGTCTAAGATAACAAAACAAGGTGGTCTAAAGCTAGCCAAAACAGTTCAAGACAGAGCGGATAGTGGAGCAAGCAGATTTGCTTCAAATATTGTTAATGTATTTCCTAAAATCAGAAGAGAATTCGACGAACTTTCTGGCGTTAGCCGAATGATAGATGGGAATACTCCTGATCAAATAGATCCTTATTCAAGACTTGTTTTTGAAACCGCAGAAGGTAAATTAACTACCGGCGTCATTAAGCATACAGATAGAGGCTATCACTGGACTGCTGGAGAAATCAGCAAAAGTGGTAAGGGTATAGAATACGAGACTGCGGGAATATGGGGCTTCCGAGAAGAAGCTCAGTCCCGTTTGGTCTCTATGGCCCGTAGAATGCCCTATGAGCTGCCAGCAATGTATGTTGGCCAGAAAGCTATAGTTGATCCAATTTTTGGCGGTAGAGACGATTCTAAGGTCAAATGGTACAATCCTGTAGACGTAGTTACGGACTTCGTTAAGGACTCTACCATTAACCTAGTTACCATGATGATTCCAATGGAGGTTGGTGGCGCTGCCATTGGCAACGCAAGGTCATCCTTATCTAATTTTAGATATTCTATGTCAGACCTAGCTAGGTCTACCGGTACAACTGATTTAAAAACAAGATCTTCAAGGGCATTTGTCAATCTAGCCGACATGTTGTCAGAGGTTGGTCATGACCTGGCAGACATAACTCAAAAGGGTTTAAAGGTTTCTGCTCAAACTAGTGGAGCAATTAAAGCTGCAACCACAGAGTATAGTCAGCAAAGAGTTGACATTAATGCAATTCTTTCGCGAACAAGAAACTTAAGAGCAAAACAGATCTATGAGGATTCTAAGGGCTCAAAATTAAAAAGAGCTAGAAACGTAGCAACGCAGTATGCGTTTGGCAATGACGCCAGTGGCAATTCTGGGTATTTAGATTTATTTCCGGGACTAAGAGGTGTTGGAAGTGCCGTAAGGCAGGGTATAAATCAATTCCGTAAAGTTGGCTACGGCTACGATGTAATAACGAGAGCTATTGATTTTGATGCAGCTGTGCAGAGATATGGCGCAGCTAATCCAAATGCTTTTAGAACAGAACTAAAGGGAATAGTCGGCAACCTTCAGGCGAACTCCTCTAATAGAATGACGACTATGGCTAGCAAGATTGCTAGAACATTTGGTGGTCCGGCTGGATCAGATAACTTCTATGCATCAGAGTTTTATAAGGGAATAGAACAAACTGAGTATAAAAAAGTTTTATATAAATCCTTAATGGAAAGAACTGCAACTTCAGATAGAGATGAGTTTGCAAGAACAATAGCAAAATTTGTTGACGACATTGACGTTAGCAAAACTGCAATGGAGCCCTCTAGAAGAGTAACTATAGGCGAAACCAAAATACTACTCGATGGAGATGAGCCATTTGATGAAATCATAAATAGATTCAAGGGCACTCTTGCAAAAACTAGGGCCGATGAGTTCGTACAAAAAGTCGGAAATTCTGATGTACTAAAAGATTCTATTATCGACGCTAACAGACTTTTCACTGGCGCACAATTCCAGGCAGCATTAAAAGGAAAGGCAAACAAAGCTTATAAGGCATTCCAGGAACAAGGAATGGTTAAGGTAGCTGGAAAAGTCTTAAAAACTAAAAAAGCAGATTTTGAAGATTTCCTAGATTTAGATAATCTTTCTTACGCACAAAAAGATTTCTTAGTTAAAAGATCAGCTCAAAGATTAGGCATGAGGCTAAAGACAGCTGATGGCAGAGATTTAACAAGAGGAGAATTAGGGGAGTCTTTAGGTAAGGTCGGCCTTAACATAAAAGATGCCGGTCAATTAAGAAGTTTTCTTGTTAGAGAAAAACAAATAAGTTCGGGAGTTTTTGCTAGTGGTTTTAACCTTCTTGGATTAAGAAGAATCACTGTTGATGAAGCAAATCAACGCGGAGTTTTTGCAAATGTAGACGATGAGACCAAGCGCGTTATAAATCAAATGTCTTCCAGCATGGTAAGGGCTGATCCAACGACAACCGCTGCTAGCGTTTCTGTTCTTCCAGATGTATTTATAACTAAGACTGGTAGTATTTTAGATGTTTCTGGAATAAGACAGTCTGCAAGAAATGTTGGAAACTTTTTAGCTAACGATTTAAGAATACCAGTTCTTGGATTTAATCCGGCAGATTTGGCGGCTAAGCAATCTTTTAATGAAATGTCCGGAAGGGCTCCGTTCCAGTTTATTCAAGGTAGAGTTTCTCAGCCATTTTTACAGGGCGCTGATAAGTCGGCTGATTTCTATTTGTTCTACAGCGGAGGAAGAACAAAAGGTAATGTTATGGCATTTAATTATAATGTCATGGCCCAGCAATATACTTCTAGGACTTTAGATGGTACATTTAGACCTTTAGCTAAGAATAGCTCGCAATTGTTAACGAGGGCAGCAAGAAACGCTGCAGCGGAAAGAGATGCTGAGTCATTAAACTCTTTAAGTTATCAAGAAGGTACATTTAGAAGCAGATTCTTTTCTGGCCTATCAAGATTTGGAATGACGCCAGAAAGAGAATTTAGGTTTAGAGAATTTTTTGATATTAACTATGATCAGCCAAACTCTGTATTTGGCTTCTTGTCTAGATTCTCTAGAAGAAATATTGATCCAGAAAATCCAAGATTCCTTGCACAAGTGATGACTGGCAAGGAAATCCCTACCAAAGCTGGTACAGCAAAAAGAAATATAGTAAAAAGCGCTGATGGAACTGTAGAAAAAATTAATGTAATCGATGTTGCCTCTGGCGAAGAAATGGTTTCAGAAAAAGCCTTATTAGAAGCTTTTGAAGGATTCAGAAGAAGAACTCGTGCAGCTGGCTTTTCTCGTCGTGCAATGAAGCGAATTGAAGAAGCTGACCCAGCATTAGCTACTTATCATGGACAAAAAATTACCGATCTTCAAAATGTTCAGGAAAAAATAGATTTTGCTAACGTCCTGCTTAGAGGCGTAGACAGAGATGCAAATATTCTTAGAAGACAGGGCATCGATCCTGTTGCGCTATATCAAAGCGGATCCAGGATCAATAAAGTATTAGAGGAAGCAGATCTGTTGTCTGGTTCTCAAATTCGTTCTGTTAGTCCAACAATTATTTCAAGAGAAGATGAATTAACAAATGAAATGTTTAAGTTTCTAATTCAAAGAAATGAATTAGTTTCAAATAGCACTAGACAAACATTTGGTCAAAATTTTATTAAAATAAACCAAGCACTGACAAGCATGGCAAAAGAAATACCAGCTGGTGAACTAGCTGAAGCACAAGCTGCGGCCTTTGGTGCACTAACTAACCTTAACTCGGTAAGAGCAAATAGATCTTTCTTAAAAGAGATTGAAGTTCAAAGAAGAGCGTTAGCAAACGTTATTGAATCTTTAGAGTCTGCTCCAGAATTGGCGCAACCATTTATTAGTGGTTCCATTGAACGAGTTGGGGAAATAGGAAGACTTGGTTTATTTAAAAAATTATTATATCCATCATTAAGTACAGCTTCTTTCAAAATATCTCATCTAGCAACAGACCCACTTGGTTCCGCAACTGGCCCCGGTGCTGACGTTTTACTAGTTCCTACTTTTGGTAGCGTATTTTCTAGAAATCCAATAGGCGCCCTCAAGAGCGTTGCTGGTATTAATACGTACAGTAGTCCAGAGAGTTATTCAAATTTATCAGCCGCAGTTTCTCATGGTGTTGAAAGATTAAACAAATACTTTGGAACAGTAGGCTTACAGCTAGACGTTAATCAGTATGGTTCGCCATTAGACTTGTTTGCTAGGGGCATGGTAGGCAAGAGGGTTTTGCCACTTTATGCTGGTGGCATGGCCTTTATGACTGCTGACAGAACAATTGGCGGGATGGTCAACGAAAAAGATGCAAGAGGAGAAAGAGTTTATTCTCCATTTTTTGTCGGAGCTGCCGCAAAAGCTGTTGGAGAAATTCACGCCCTAGGAGCTGGAGCTATGCCCGGCGGTATGAGCTACGAAGAAAAGAGAGAGCAGCTTTTTGAAGGAGAGGTTCCCATAAGACAGGGTCGTTTTTGGCCCTTGGGCAATACACCCTTTATGGGCGGAAAGATAATGTATTATAGGCCCAGTATTTATCGCAAGATTGAAACTGGCGCCATGTTTACATCTGACACCTATGGTTCGCCTATTGAAAGAGCTTTATTCTATACTGATATATCACCATTGCGTCCTTTAGATCCTTATCGTTTCGAAAGAAAACACTATGAAGATAGACCGTATCCTATTACTGGAGAATATTTTTCTGGTCCATTTGGTCCGCTGACTCCCGCCTTAAATGCTACTGTTGGAAGAGTACTAAAGCCACAAATAAAAATGCATGAGCAAGAGGTTTCTCAAGCATTATCAAATTATGCTCCGGCAGGACAATCTGGCGCATATGATGCTAGCGCTTATTTGCGACAAATTTCAATGCCTATGCTTCCTGGGCAGGCTCCGCAGCAACAGTTTGGTCAAGCGTCAATTGGCGGAGCTATGCAGGGAGCAGGACCAATTATGTCTATGGGCATGTCTTCTGGCGGACCTGGTCCGGGTATGCAGGCATCATCAAACGCCGAGCTAGCAGGTAGAGCTGGAGCTTTGAATACAGCTAAATATTCAACGATGCAAAACATAGGGCAGATAAATAGTCAGTATGCCCAAATGGCATATGGTCCGCCGAAAACTCCTGGTATGATGCCACCAAGAATAGTTGGTGCAGGATCGCCAATTTCTGTTGGTAATCCACAGGTTCAGATACAAGAATTTGGCTATAGAACACAGGAAGCCTTGGGTATATATGGTTTTGCTGGCGCAGCATTTAGGGAATCCTTTGGTTATGGTCAGGGTGACTTTGAGCCCCAAAGGGCAGTTCTTCAGTCTGCATCTAAAGCTTACGGAATGAGTAGACAGTTTTGGGACTATAACCTTGGAGGACTTGGTGACGTTCCGATGTTGGGTGGAAGGAACTTTGGTTCAATAGAATTTTCTGAAATAACTAGAAGATTTATACCAAAAGAAAGAACTGGAGTTGATTATCTTAATCCTATACAAAATACAATGGGACAACAGTATCCATTTTTACCAGGCCCAGAATATTACTTAGACTTTACTAGAGGAGATCCGTTCACTAAAGTCCAAGAAGGAGAATTGCGTTTGCCAGGAGTGGCATACGAAAGGCTAAATCAACTTCGTTCTGATGAAACTGGAAGATATGGTTTATTAGATCAATTTAAGATCTTAGGAGATGTTGCGCCCTACTCTAAACAATATAGATATTTAGATAAAAAAATAGATAGTTATCTTAACGACCCTTCGGAAAAATTAGAGGCAGATAACATTAGAAATAGAGTAGCCTCTATACAGCAAAAAGAAAACTTCTCCGAATATAGTCATGTTGGTAAAACAGCAGCAGAGGCTGGAACAAATCCTTTAATTCATAATATATCTCGTGCAGCAGAATATATTGCGCATAGAGATACTTTTATAAATAGAAAGTTTATTAATAAACAAACTGCGGTTGAGGATTGGGAAAGAAACAATGTTTATGGCGCAACTTTCCCAGAATGGCAAAGGCCTTTTGAAAGCTTTGTGGAGCCAATGATAAATAAAGCAGCAGACCGCAATCCAATAGCTGCTTCTGCAAGCTTGGCTGCTGCAGGCCTTTTTGCTGGCAGGACTCAGCCAGGTAAGTTGGTTATGTCTGGCTTGGGTGCAGTGACTGGACTAGCAGCTTCCGCCGGGGCAAATCTTCAGGAGGCAATAACTGGGGATAGATTTATTCCAACCGAAAGAAAGAAAGAACTAGCTCTTGAAGAGTATTCTGATATTTTAACTTATGTCAAAAATACAAGACTAGCCAATATGGCTGAAGCATCTGGTGATGCAGCGGCAGCTTTCCAATTTAGTTCTGCAGCAAAAAGAACAATGTATGGTGCGCCCATACAGGATATTGGCACTGGAAAATATGGAACAGATGTTGAATCTCTTTCTCTTGCTATTCCTAAAAGAAAAAGAGAACACTTTAAGGCAATGATAAATGCTCCAGAGCAAGATAGAGAAAGAATACTTTCAACAGCTGGCAGATTAGAAAGAAGAATATACGAAGCTGCATGGGGTATGCAGGTGGAAAAGCGCCCAGAATTAACAGACTATTTCAGCAGACACGAGCTGCCAGATGAAGGCTGGGAAGGGTGGCATCCCAATACTAATATGGATTCTGTTAAAATTAAAATAGGCCAACACATGGGTCTTGAAATGTCTCAAATGGGTTACTATCCACAACAGATAAGAGAAGCAAATCTTGCTAATCCAAGCTATCCTCGGTTCGGTTACTCTTCGGACTCCAATGCAGACGTAGCATATAGATTGCGATCTTTAATGAATGGCATGGGGGTTACTGGTTCCGTAACGCCTGTGATGAATCCATTTGGTGGTCAACAAGTTGACATAAGTGCAGGAGTTAGATAAATATGATGGGAAAAATAGCATCCTTTTTACAAGGGAGACGAGAACAGATTCCGGAATATGAATCTATTAACGATTATTTAGCCTCCTATTTGTCTCCTCTTTCTCCAGAAAAACAAGTTAGAGCCGCCAGAAGAATTTTAGGTAAAATTCCTACTGGACAGAAAAAGCTAATAGAACCATTTGTTGATCCTTCTGATAATATTTTAAAGTATAGATCAGCTTATGATGATCCGGATCCTGCAATTGGCAGAAAAGTTTTTGATACCGTTGATGATGCTATTCAGTATTTTTCTTCTCTACAGATAACAGAAGTTTATAGAATATCTAAACAAGATGTTCCAGTTGTTTATAGAGGCTATGCGGAAGTTTTGAAGGATATAGAAAGAAATGCTATTGCACAAAATCTATTTGGAATAGAAGGTTTAGAAATGAACATTGCTATTCATAAAGGGCAAATGGATTCCCAGCAGGGCAATGAGGCGCTAAAGGCTTTCTTTAAAACGCAAAAAGAAAAAGGATATGGTCTACTCCTGCCTACTGATGAGGGGGGTGTAGCAATGAATCTTGTTGCAACAATTGCAGGAAAAAGACAGGTTTTAAATCTGGAGCAAACTTTAGAGGTAATGCAATCAGCGAATGTTTCCATCATAGACCCAGATGTTTTAGAAGAAGCAATGAGATCTGGTAACAAAAAACTCGCCTCCTTGATTCAAAAGTTGGACAAGAGATTGCGCGGAGTGTTGTCACCAAGAGAAATTTCTATTGCTGGCGACGCAATGAGAAGGGTCCTTGATGAAGTAGGTAAGCCAGGGATGTCATTTGCTGACTCAATTCTTAATACTGATCCGGTTTATGAAGCATTAGGATTGGCTCTAGATGTAGATACATTAAAAAATGTTTCTACAATGAAAAATGCCGAAAAAGCCGCAGATGCTGCACAAAGAATAAAAGATTCCTGGATGATCAAAGGAACTGATAGATCTAAAGAGTTTTACAAAACAATATTAGATGAAGTTATCCAAGGCCAAAGCGGTCCTTCAAAAAAGTTGGCTGGAAAAGAAAGTCAAATATATGCAGACGTTACAAGCTACCTCAAGATCGCAATGCAAGATGCGATAGACAGTGGAGATGTTGATATTACGGTAGGCAAATATGGTACAGATGTTCTAAAGAAAAAATTAGGCTCGTTAAAAGAAACTCTTGAGAAAAAAGCAGGAGGCAGCGAAGCTGCTCTTAAAGCAATAGATCAAAAATTCAGTATAATTGATATTCTTCTGGATGAAATTGAAAAAGGATCAGATGGCTCAATGTTGATCAATACTCCGTATACTAAAGCTATTCAAAGAGGCTATCAAGCTGAATTAGATGAGCTAGATAAGCGTTACGCACAAGCTAAAGATAGACTAGAAAAAGAAGATATTCTTTTAAAGAAAAGAGAAATTCAAAAATCGATGAGCCAATTAGATGAATCAAAAGGTTTATCTCAAATAACTGTTCGTGGCAACGTCGTATTTGATCAGGGTGATGCAACTAGGCCTGCAAGAATATTTTCCCTAAAAGGCGCAGCAATGGATGTTGAATTTACCGGAAGGTATACCAAGTATTCAATTGTTGCACCTAAAGCCACAACAAAGAGGGAAACAAGAATATCTGGAGTTAGAGATATACTAAATATAAGCGGAACTGGGGAGTCCAAGGGTGCAGTCTACGCAGACCCGATGCTTGATGCATTTCACTCTGCAGTATTCGGTTCAACGCAATCGCAAAAGTTGGGCAGAGAATATTCACAGCAAGTACAAAAAGAATTAAACGCAATGTTGAAGGCAAATAGAATTGACGAAAGTAGCACCTTCTTCCAGTCTTTGCAAAGAGCTGCTAATGAAATGTCTAGCGATCTATTAGAAACTCAACAATATTCACAGCTTATGCACAGGACGTTGGCTCAAGAAATATTGGCAATACACAAGAGTGGAGTTCCGTTGGATCAGCATCCTAGGGCCATGAATAGAATTTTAGACTTTGCTCAGAAAGAATTTTTTAAACTAAAGAAAGGAATTCCCCTACCAGTAATGCCCGATGTTTACAGATTTGCCTTAAATGCAGAGTCAACTCAGGTTGGAATTTCTGGTGGAAGAATGTTCCTAGATATGGCCGATTCTAATATAGCCATGGATGAAGGATTTAGTATAAATACTACTAGGGTAAGATTTTCTAATCACAATTTATTGATGACCGAAAGAGACGTAATAAGATTTCACCATGCACTTGGTGGGTTCGACCTTGACGACAAGGGTCTACCAGTACTTGGTACATATATGTCTAACGGTAAAAGGCGTTTGGCCATGGCAATGGCTCGTCAGCCTACGGGCGCAGGAGAAATGGTAGGATTTGTTGAATTTAGAGACGTAGAAAGCTATAGAGAATTATTTGGTCATAATAAAGACTTCCTTAAGACATTGGATCAAATGATTTTAGACGAAGAAGAAAAGTTGGCATACCTTCAGGGTTCTGGTGGCTCTCCGGCATTACAGCGATTGAATATATTAAAAGAAAATTTAACAGGCAAACTTACAGCTGAAGACATGACTCGAATTGATGAGTCAGGTATATTAGATCAGTTGGAAGAAACAATAATAGATGTTAGAGATAGACTGTATGGTGGCAAAGCTAGAACTTTTAATAGATCATATTTTGAAGCTCTCGGCGTATTAAAGCAAGGCGAAAGTACAGTCAATTTTTTTGCAGGATCAAGGCTTGTTGATTTTGCTGGAGTTGATCCAGGTTTAGCTTCTTTAGGTTTTCAAAAGTTAAAAACTGAAGTAATGACTCTAAATCTTGAAAATGACGTCTTTACAGCCTTAGAGCATTTGATGACAGATCAGCAAAAAACTCAACTAGGGGCCATTAGGAATCAAATTGAGCAACTAAAAGAACCAGCATATGCTGGTAGAGCTATACCTGGTTCATTGTACGACGATCCTTCACAAGTAGCTGCGCTGGAAGAGGCTCAAACAAATTTATCTAAAGCTTCAAAAGACTTTTATAAAACACTGGATGGATTTGGTTTAGATAAAGACAAAAGAGCTATTGCAATGAACAAATATTATTTGGAAGCAATGGAAAAAGCAGCCACTGAAAATGGAAATAATCTTGGTAGACACGTCAACAGAGCCACCGTAATTGCAGATGGCTTGAATCAATTCGAAAAAGCATTTGGATCCAATCAAGCAATAAACGACGCTTTGCGCAGTAAGGGTTATGTTATTGGTCTCCCCGCATCAGAAACTGCTGTTGACATGACTCAGACATTTACCTCTGGAAGACTAACGTTAAAAGCTGAAGCCGAAACAGCAGCAGACCTACGATATGGTATGGATATTTTTAAGAGAATGTATGGAAATAACTTTGACCTAGAAGAGCATGGGGCAGACAGCGTTAGTAGATATGGAAAAATGTTTGGTTACCTGCAAAATAGAGAAGGAAAAACCTTTACTCTTGATAAGGCCTTAATAGATTTTGGCAAACTTAATACAGAAGACTTAAGATCCTTTGCAGAGTCTTACATAGCTGGTGCTGAAGAAAGGATTGCAGAAGGTATAGGAATAGAAGAAGATCTAAGTACCATAAAAGCGCTTTTCAATAAGGGAGACGCACCTGGTAAGCGCCAGTTAATAGATGCGTTGACGCAAACTGGTATTATTGGAAGGGGAAACTTATCTGAGACAATTTCTGTGGCAAAAGAAGCATTTGACTATTTAAACGCAACAAGGAAAAGATTTTCCGATAACCTAAATGAACTAAGAGATACTTTAACTGCTGGCATGGGCAAAAATGCTACGGAGGCTAGAGAGTCAGCAAGGGCTATATTGGATGCAAATAAAGAAATTTTTAAAGAGTTAAATGATTCAACTACCGCATATAGAGAGGCTCAAAAAATTCTTAACTCTGGGATAGAAGAGGGTAATTTTATCAGTGCTGCTAGAAGAGAAGAATTGTCGATAGGTTTTGAAGGCGCTAGGCTAAGAGCGGAAATACTAAAAACTGAATTGGGTGATAATTTACTTAGTGGCATTAATGAGGTTAGATCGCAAAGGCCGTTGACCGGATTTAATTTACTTAATGCGCTTCAATTAGAGGCTTTAGATAGGGGGATGAGCCCATATGTTTTTGAAGGACTACAGGATCTAACCGAAAATTCTAATGAAGAATTTGCAAACTTCTTTGCTAGAGTAAATATAGCTAAAAGGCAAAAAGCAGCTTATATGAAAGCTACTTCTAACTTACAGGTTCAGTCTATGGTGGACAATTTTTTTGCCACCACTTCTTCAATGAGAGATCTACTACTAGGAGATATTGTTGGAGGTACTCTTTTGGATTTATCACAATATGGTGATATTACTAGCGTTTTTTCTGCTAGTGGCATCAACATTGATGCTACCCAATTAAGGGCAGCCCTCAATGAAGGGGTAATGGATACTACAGATCAAAATATTGCAACCATAGCAAATGCGATAAGGTCTAGAGCCTTGTACGAAACGCAGATTTTAGATCCAGCAGTAGATGACTTTTTGAACGGGCAAATATCTGCAGATAAAGTAGTCGGCCCTAAAGATAGACCAACTGGTATAGTGCGAGATGTTTTAAGAGAGCTGGGGGATCAATCTCCTTCAAATGTAAATCCATCAAAATTTAAACGTTTAGACATGGATTATTTAACTGAACAGTTCTCTAAGCCATCTGTCAAAAAAGCTGCCATTGGAGCTGGCTTGTTAATAGCTGGAAGCTTTTTATATCAGAACAAAAAAGATAGAACAGCAGAAGATGCAGCTGGTCCACCATTGCTTCCAGGTGGATCAGCGTACGAAGAAGGGTATCCTACCCCAAATATATCCATGCCCCAAGTTGCCGGAGGGGGCTATTCTTCTGGAATGAGTTATAAAGTTTCTCTATATGGTTCCAGGGAAGAGGTAGAAAGATTTCAGCAAGCAGCTTCAGGAGTTACTAATGGATCAGTTAACAGTACTATGTATAACAGGATTCCCAGTGTAACGTCTGATCCATATCAGCAGCTCGCTAGTTCATTTTAAGGTTAATTAAATGATATTAAGTGTTAAAGATCAAAATAAAACTTTAGCCTCCGCTGCAAAACAGCCAAAAGACACATCTCACAGAAGCATTACAGCAAACAAGTATGCTGCAAAGATATCTTCTAGTAAAAGTCCTTCTAAAAATGTAGTGTCTGAGTCTCGTCAAAAAATTCAGGCAACAGGTCAGTCAGATAAGGTCCGAGGTTCTTTTGAAGGTTTAGAAAATTCTTCTCCAGCTCATATCATCATGAATGAAAGTGGATATAGCGGAAAAAGGCATCAGAAAGCTAGATATTCTAAAAATATTAATACAAAATTAGGTGGCAATTTTAACTTTAATTCTTTTACAAAAGAAACAAAAAGTAGTATAATAGATAACTATAGTTCTTCTACGATGAAGGATTCTTCAAGTGAAAGATTATCTAAAATTATTAAAAATAATATGGCGTTTGTCTAAGGTGAATTATGTCTAATGTTGAGCAGTCAGAAAATGAAGGAGAACAGAATCTAAACTCTTCTGATCCATTGTCATATGACTATAGCCAAAAGGCTTTTATGAATATGATGATGATTGGCCCGCTTGGCTTGACTGGCAGTATTGATGACATTACAGGTAATCCACTTGAGGCAATCGAAAGGTTCTTCTCGATAACAAGACCAGATGTTATTCCAGATTTAAAAAATTTTGATGATCCAGGTGGAGCAGAGGATTTTAAATCCGATACAGACAATTATCAAAAAAGAATTGAAGCAACCAGTAGGGTATTTACTTCTGGCGGAACATTATCTTCTCTTGTTGACGATGGCGCTCTCTTAATTAATTTATATAAGAGGCTAGAGTCAACAGGGCTACTGTATCTTGCATCATTTGCTTATGAAATAAGTGAATTTGGCAAAAAAAGGCTTCAAAATGTTTACATGACCCAAAAGTCATTGGATTACCATGTAGATCCAGCTGTAGATACCCAATGGTTAACTCTTTTGAGTCAAGTAGTTTACAGTCTGCAAGCAGATCCAATATCTTTTTCTATTATTAATCATTACCTTCCAGGGTTAATGACTTTCGTTTTCGATGCACTAGCTGTCACTGGCGACTATTCTAATGCCGGTAAAGGTGGGGGAAGAGAAGATACTCTCAATAGAGAAGAAGACGCGATTGAAGAGTTAGAGAAAGCTTTTGGTGTAGCGCCAAATGGTGAACCAATATTCACAATGGCGTTCAGAATTAATGGTGGGAATACTTCGGCAAGAATTCGTAAGGCTATAGAAGATTTTCCATTTAGAGCAAATATACCTCCTAAAAAGCCCGATATATTTCATCTTCGTTTAGGCGCAGCAAACTTTTATGTTCCGCCTATTTCTGTTACAGTTAATTCGGCTTTCAAAACTGGATCACTTACTGGTGGAGCAATCAGGCAAAGAAATACACCCAAATATAATGCAGGATATAAAGAGACTTCAATTTCTCTAAGACTATTTTTTCCAAACTATCAAGAAATATGGGGCATGCACATAAGTGATGCCTCGTCAATAAATTTGAAAGAAAATTTTAAAATAGACTTTAAGAGTAGTGGTGATTCAGAAGAAAAAATAGATAAGTTTCTTTCTTCTTTGCGAGGTCTAATTGCAGCTTTTAAATATTCACCTATACTCCCGATAAAAAATGATTATATAAATTCTGTTCATGGAATTACCGCTGTAGCCCTATCTTCTATGTCTATTTCAACAGTGCCTAATTATCCTTTTTCTTTAATGGTTGATCTTGAGTTACTTAGCTACAATCATAAGCCATTTCTACCTATGGTTAAAGATTTTAACCAAGCCATTCACTGGGGTAAATATAGGCAGTATATGGGCAAGGCTGCTGGCGCAATGCACAAGTATGCCAATGAGTCTTTCTTGTTGAAGACTTCAGATAATAGAAATTCTGAAGAGAGCGAAGATAATACTGGCTTGATTCGCAGTGGGGATTACATATATCAGACTAGCCCTTATGGTTCTTCAGTGACAAGCGAATCGGCAATTGTTGACTCTTCTTTGACTGATGATACAGTTGAATTACTTAATACTTATGAGAATGATGTTTTGTATACAAATATAGTTTCTCAGTGGAGAGATGGAAGTAACTTAACTTTTTATACTCCAGCTGAAACTCAGACAAAAATGTTCTTGCCAGACACTACTTCTTTTAGAAGTGAACAAGAAAAAATTCTAGATCAACAAAGTTATGGCCTATGGAATGGCTTATTAGCAAAATTTGGAATCGAGATTTCTCCTAATACGCCAGCAATTAAAGATATAAACCAAGTTAAGTCTCTTTCTTTGGAGCCAACATTTGCTTCTTCTACGGCAACATTTGTTCGTCAAGCAGTAGACATTATGACCGCTGGAGTTAGTCAATCTGACTACAGGGCTGGTATCTATAGGTATAAGATGCAATCCTTTATTTCCAGCAACTTAATTAAATTAAGCGCTGAAGAAAAGGAATGGCTACTAAAATACCTTAGTCCAGATGAGATGCCTTACGATGCAGATTACTTCTCGCAATATCCAACAGAGGGATCATACATTTTAAATGATCCAGTTTTTAATGATGAAAATGATAATGTTAGCTTAAACTTCATTAAAAGAAGTATATGGAATTCTGTTTTTCAATCAGGCAATATCATAGATACTTTAGTCATTGAAGAAGTTGAAAGAAGAAAAGTTTTAGGTGTCGAAATAGCTGTTCCTGACGAAGAAAAGGTGCGACAGCAAGTAACTGATGCATTCATGCTTTCCTTGTATAATCGTTTCTTTTCAGACGGTTATGTGCAGAATCTTATGGAGGCTAAGCGTTTAAGAGAGGGAGATTACCACTTCCAGGAATGGGAAGTTCCCATGAATCGGGTTGATTTAGATCCTAAAAAAGCTATAGTCAACGGCGTTAGCATAAGTCTTGGCAACAATCTTGCAAAGCTACAGGTTCAAATGCAGGATGAGCCGACCTATCAATATATAGGCGGAAAAGATTCTTATGTTAATATATCAATGACTGTTTTTGGCGAAAGAGAGCTTTATAAGATTAGAGCAATCTTTGATCACATTAACTCTTTAGCCAGACTTGAGCACTCAACTGGTGTTATTGGTTTCTTGGGGATGAAAAATATTATTACTGCATTGTGCGGAATTAAATATGTTATTCCTTTGAATTTTAAAGTAGATACTATACCTAATTATCCGCACGTATACAATGTGCAATTGAGCCTTGTCGACTTTGATATATTCCAGCAGCAAAGAGAAAAGCTTTCATCAAAACAGCAAAGTGATTTTATTGAACATTTTGGTTCAAAGAGAAATCCATTTTTAAGAATTAAGCAGTTGTGGGGAGCGTTTAATGCATATCCCGATATGCCACTGGAGGTTCGCGATAAAAATGATGAAGTCGTTGGAAACTTAGATCCAGATTTTTATTTTAGAAGCTTTGAAATGTTCGATAAAGATGTTATTAATAACTTCATTTATCAACCCGATATAACAAAAGAATTCAAATTTGATTACAGTGATGATTGGGCAAAGCTCGGGGATGCTCGCGCTATAGAGATCAGAAAAAATCAAGTTAAAAATAGAATTACAGATTTCCTTAGACGCTACGCCTATAGGGATGTTGGAAGCGAACCATTTGCCGCAGCTCAAAGAGCTAGCAACAATCAGACATTAATAAATGAAATTATTAGCTACGTTAACAGTAGCGGTATAAGTGTTCATAATTTTGTTTCTTTATTTCAAGAAGTTATACAAACTCAAACTTCTGAATTTGAAACTTCAGAAAAACAAGGATTATTAACTGACTACATCTTTATTGCAGCACAATCCACAGAGGATAGTCCAGTATTTGAAGAAATTGTTGGAGCAGGCTATTCTGTTGGTAATCTAAAATATACAAGCGCAGAAACTTTAAATTTAATTAAAGAAGTTTTATCAGATTCACACTTGGCAAACGAAACAGAAGTTAGCTTTAATCCAGATGAAGTAGATTTCCATAAAGTGATATATATGATTCCGGCAACAAATCCGCAAGAATCTGGATCAGAATCAGAAGTACCTGCAATGATGCAGTCTGCATTGGGGACCCATTTTGGTTATATCAATAAAGATAATGGAAGATTCTATCTAACAGTCGATGGTTCAAATGTTCATATAGATGACAACGGGAATAAGAGACTAGCAGAAAATCATATAGAAGATACACAAACTCCAGATAGGGGTTGCACAAATACGCTTACTGGAGTTGAGGGCGTACAATCTCTGGATAAATATCAAAAAGCTTATGATGGATCTTTTGGTGGCCACATACAGAAGATGATGAATGATGTCCAGTATCGAGACATTTCTGGAAGAATGATTAGAGCATTTCCTACTTATATGTTGTGGCTAATTGACGAAGGTGGCTTTTTTGCCGGAGTTAAGCTGTTTGACAATTTTTATGGAATGCAATCTATAGTAGATTTTTCTGTTGTATCTTCAGAAGATCTTCTAGGGGACACGTTAATATTTAGAGTGTCCAACATGTATTCAAAGTTGACTACTCGTCCTTCTACAGAAATATTTAATTCTAGAGACAATCAACCAAGCGATGCACCAATAGATTTTACTCAAGGCATTGAATCTATCTTGGATAGAACTTTAAATATAGCTAAAAATATTGTTTCTGGAATGAGAAACGATTATGTAATTGACATTAACAATATTAGACTAAAGCCTGGTGTTCGTGTTCATCTAAGAGTCGGATATGGAGCAAATCCAAATTCTCTACAAACAGTTTTCAATGGCGTCATAACAAATGTTGAGCAAGGAGAAATCGTAACAGTTACTGCGCAGTCTGACGCTATTGAGCTTGGCGCAATAGTTAACTCTACAAACAAAAAAGGTGACACTGGAAAAATAGATGGTGGCATAGATACAGGAATGTATCTTTCTGAGCCTAGAGATCTTATGGTGAGACTTCTTTCTATGGGTGCGTCAAGATTTAGAGAAGCTTTTGCTAGAGCCACAAATGGAACTGTTTTTTCTGAAAATAGATTTGGAATTCGTCATTTTGGTTCAACGTTATATGAACCATTAAGCGAATCTGAAAGAGCAAGAGCTGATGGAATTAGAAATGTAGTCGCTAGTGTTTACTCTAACCTTGGACAAGGCGATGTAGGTGGTGCTGCTAATGCCGCATCATTTAAATTAGCTACAAATGTTTTCACAAACAACCCTGTTAGTACATTTTTCGGAGATGGAAGAATTATGACAAGCATGGGGCAACTCATGTCAAACTTCTGTGCCGAAGTAGACTTGGAAATATTTAAGAGAAATATTTATCCTGGAAATGGAACAGGTTTTGCCCAATTCCTTGGTGGAGATATAGATGATGGGTGGCTTACTGCGTCCTCTCTTGTGGAACAGGATGACAAGAAATTAAAGGGACAAGGGTACCTTGAAAGAGGTGTCGATAGATCATGGAATCGACTTATAGTTGAAGCTCAAAATGAGTCTGTTTCAGCGAGGACGGCCATAGGAACAATGACAGCTGGCAACAAGCTCGTAGCTGCTGAAGGTAGAGCTAACGCTACAAAAAATATACTTATGGGTGGCTTAGCTGGTTCTATCGGATTGATACCTGGAGTAAGTTTTGCTGCTGGAGCAGGAATTTCTGGGGGAGGTCTTTTTGGAATTCTCAGAGGAAGAGGCGGAACAAACTTCTTTAGGTTAATGGGAATTATCGCACCAAATGCTGACGACGACCTACCTGGTTTTGATGAGGTTTCATTTAGAGCGCAAACATACATGAGAACTGTTTGGGATCTTTTCCAAGTTTGTGCCCGATTGCTTCCAAACTATATTGTTGCAATTAGACCATTTGAAGATAGATCTACAATTTTTTATGGTAAACCGCACTGGCTTTATACTTCTGGAGTTGTTCCTGTAACTACAGGATTTCCTAGTACAGAGAGGGGATCTGAATTAAGTTTGCCAGGCTATCCAAAGTATCGTTCGCCGGACGAAGACATCGAAAATATCATGAATAACATCAACAAATCCAGTAACACATTGGCTGACTATGAGGCGTTCAAGAGGTCTAATGAACTTTCTGATACAATGGCCAGTCTTGCGAGTGATCAGTTGAATTCCGAAGGTGTCTATAAGCCTACGGCATTTTTGAAAGAAAAAATAATTAACTTTAACTCACCGTTAGCTGCAACATTTTCTGAAACACAGCAAGATGGTTCAACTAAAATAGTTGCAAAACTACCAACGGTTGTTGGATTAACAAGAGTTGGTTTCCACCTTCCTGTTGGAGATCCCACAACAACAATAGCTCAGGCAGGCGATAATCACGCCCAATTAGACAATCTTCCACCAAGATTTAGGTACCCATTCTATACTATAAATGAAACAGTAATATTAGACACGACATCATATACCGTTAGAGACGGTGGGGTCTTCGAGAACGCTGCAAGTCACTTCAAGGATATTGGAAAATCTGGAAGAAAGTTTTTGGCAAACGAAGGCGAAGTGCCCATGGACGCCGAAGAATTTGAGGGATTTGTCAATGAGGCTATGGCAGAAGACAGACGATCTTTCGGTGGTGCAACATTTATGGCAAATATGTTCACCCTACTTCAGTATGAAAGCAAATTCATTTTAAATAATGAACTAACGCTAGTGCCGTCTTCTGGAATATTAGAATTAGATCGTCCTTTAGGCTTCTCAACTTTTATAGACAATATGGTTGATGTGGATGGTTTGTCATTTATTGGCGGAGCAACCTCAACATATGTAAGAATGCCCTTACCATCAGTTTACGCAAATAGACCTAGCATATCTCTTGATCAAGCTGCTCTTTCTCAGTATTCTGTAACTTCTTCTGAAGCGCAAAGAAATGCAGATGATTATTCTTTCGAGTATGAATTGGCAAACCAAATATCATATGAAGAATGGGGTTCACCTGGTGACCTACCGGCTTCTCAACAAACAGCTGCTGAAGCAGAACAATTCTACATAGCGATGAGATGGCCATATAATCCTGGTAGTGATGATATCAATGTTTCTGACGAGGCCATACAAAAGTTTAAAGAAAAATATAATTTTACAGATTTGTATGGAACAGCACAAGATTATAAAAATAGAAAAGTCTTAGTAGTTAGCCCTAGAACTAATAGAGCTGTTGTATGCGCTCCGGCATACTTCCTTTGGGGCGAAGATGATGATGACACAGCAGCTGTTGTTTCACCCGACGCCGCCTGGTATTTGGGCAACTTTGTATCTAAAGACCTAAGTTTTAAATTGTCAGCTGATGAAGAGGAAACAAGTATATTAGATCAGCTTCCGTCATGGATTAACACTACACTAAGCGCAGTACAGGCTGTTGGTGATTTTAAAAATAATTTGATAGGTTACGCCGGTAAAGTTTTAAGCTTTACCAGCGGTGCCGGCATTATAGGAAGTAAGATAGCTAACAGATTAGGTGTATCTATTTTTGGCAACGAAGATGAGCTAAATTACGAAAACGAAAGTGGCTTATCTATAAACCCGCAACCAGTAGAGTGTCTCTTTGCCTTTGTTCCAGATGATGTTCCTGTAGGCGTTGTATCTTCCTCTGCAGCTCCTATCAAAAAGTTTAAAGCAAAAGACGGCCCCTCAATGGCTGATAGCATGATTCTTGGATTTGGAAATTATACAATGACAGAAGATGGCCAACTTGCTGAATTAACAGCAAGGAAAGCTAATGCTCAAGATCTTAGAAATGAACTAGGTGGAGGTATTAGTTCAAGATTTGTAATTTATGATAAAGATTTAGTGGATCCACCAAATATATTCTCAGAATGGGTTCCAGTAAATGCTGAGATCTCTTCTAGTAGATTTGATTTTGGCGGTAATGCGTTAGCCGTACCAGATGGAAGAGATAAACCATTCTCTGGTTATTTTAATACTTTGTTAGAAATATCTAGCTTTAGTGATGTTTCAAATATTGATCAGTCTGTTCTTGATGGCGAAGTTGCCGACATGATTGGTGATAGCTCTTTGTCTAGACAGTATTTGTATTCTATTTTGGATGAAGAATTATCAACAACTGGAGATGTAGATTCCGCCAAAGGAAGAGCTGCATTCTTAAGTGTGTATGATCCATTGGATTCTGTTGGAGTAGAAGCTAGATCTTATTATGATGAGAATTTTGACCCTAATGTTTCGGTCATAGCTGGTGATGGAAGAAATCTTAGTGAAGCAAATGACATATGGGATCAATTTAGATTTGGATATCACACATACGATAGCGTTAAGGGAATATTTGCAAAAGTTTACGGAATGGATCCAGAGTCCATTGATCCTTTCCCAGAAGAGTTTTCTAGAATATTAGGATCTTCTATTGAGGATAGTTTTAAAAACTTTGAGGATTCGAACATTCCAATTGCTGGACTGGCTGATACCGAAAATACAGCTGTCGATGAATTAGCAATCCTGCTGGGCGCTGACTATTTTAATATTCCAAACAATCCACAACTAGGTGGGCAAGGCGTTCCTATAACTAATGCAATTGAAAGAAGAAAAGCAGTAGAGTTTATAAGAAAAAATTATATAGATTTAATAGCCGCAGAAAACGAGTCAGACGCCGGAATCATTCAATACTTTAACTCAACAATTGCTGATGCACTTAATGGTATTAGAGAAAACTTTTTTGACTCTCCAGTAATTAATACAATTCTTGAATACGCGTTAGATAATTCCAAAAAACCAGAAGAAGCCATTGCTCTAAATGAAAAAATTAAAACTCCAAAACAGCTTTTCCTTTTAATGGTTGGTTTATTTAGGCAAAAGCTTTGGAACTCAGCCTATGGCAGAGCATGGTTGGTTTTGAAGCCTAACCGTAAAAGAGGTTTAATTACGAGTGGAGGCGGAGGATCTGACGGTCAGTGGTCATTCAAACCTATCGATAGGATATTTGAGGCTTTCATAAATCCATATAGCCAGTACGCTAAGGATGACAATAAGTTCCTTCAATTATTAGTTTCAACAAAATCTGAGGGAACTGGTGCTACGACATTTATTTCTGGAACACTTGAAGATATTGGTAATTTCTACGATAGAAATATCGGACCAATTATGACCGCAATAGGTGACGGTCTTTCTGGTCTTCTTGGAATGTTCAAGCTTTCCATGATGCAAATGGGTTATGCCATCTCAGAGGTTGGCAATTTTAGTAAGCAAGCACATATTTTAAACAAAGTTCTGAATGACTCTATTTATTATTCATTAGGAAGAGAGGGCACCTTATTAAGGGCTGTTGATAATCCGTTTACTCGCGAATATGGCGAACCCGTATTGGAAATCAGACAGCCCTTCCAAAGAATCCATTATCTAAGTTCATTTTCTCATATTATATCAAATCAGATTCAAGAGAATTTGAATGGCGTGTCAACCGTAGTTACCGCAGTTTCAGATGGTAAATATCCAATTACAGTAGCTTTAGATAAAGGTGCTCCAGCAGAGCGTCAAACTGAAAAAACTGTTGAAACAGGTTTGTATTATGATAATTTTGTAGGATCAGGTTTCTTGGGCGTACTTCATCCAATCATGCATCCAATGGAAACGATTAGAGGAATTGCGAAGAATGTTCAAGGAACACCTGATGAACTTTCCGCAAAAAGAATAGCCTTAGCTCACTTGAAGGAATCCATCAAAGATATATATGGTGGAGAGCTCATAGTTATAGGTAATGCAGATATTCGTCCGCATGACTTGGTTTATTTGTCAGATGTTTACGAAAGAATGTATGGAATTTTTGAGGTAGAGCAAGTTGTCCATCATTTTACTCCCGAAATGGGATACATTACATCAATTACTCCGAATGCGCTTGTGACCGTAAATGATCCCGCTAGATGGTTCTTGACTTCTTGGATCAACTCTTGGTTCACTGTGCAAAATCTTAGAAATGATACACGTTTCTACATGGATAATATAATGGCCTCAAATACTGGAATAAATGTAGGAGGAAATATATCTATAGATGGACTATCAGACGCTTTAGGCCCACAAATGATTGGCGGTCTGCAGTTTACTCACGGATCTACGGCTTTAGTTAAAGATGTAATGGCAAATCAAACTGCTACGACTCTTCCAAAAAGAGCAGAAACTGTCATTCAACAATATGGTTCTTCTGCGAGTAGAACAGTTTTTCAGGGAATGACAACGGCGCTAACTGGTGGCGTAGGCGTTGCCGCTGCGGCGGCGGGAGCTGGAGCAACTGGTGCAGCCGGTTTCGGAATTGCTTTGTCGGTACCGATAGTTGGCCAATTGGCATGGAAGGGATGGAAATGGATTAGGGATAATGTGCTAGATCAACACGGCTGCTATGTCCAATACCTAAATAAAAATGGTCAACCAATGGATGCAGGCTTATCCTACAATCAGGGAATGGTCGTTGGCAAGCACCACTCTAAAGTATTGCTACCTGGACTTCTCGGCGCAAGAACTAAGGTTAGAACTCCAGAAGGAAATGTTTTTGTTAGAAGTGATGATCTCCTTAAGAGTCTTGGCTGGCAAGAAAAGCAGATAACAGATCTAGTTAGATACATAGACTATGAAAATGCTCTTGTTCATGCAAGGGTGTTGCAGTTGAGTGGCTTGGGGCCAGATAGAACTGATTTACAGCCATCATTATTTAGCGTTATCGCTAAGATAACTAAATTCAAAGATGGTGACACGTTTGATGTAGAAGATGTTATCTCTGGTGCAACATTTACCGTAAGATTTGATGGCATAAACTCAGGCGAAACAAATACATTTACCGTTACCTCAAATGATGGTGATCTAGGAGTAAGTTATAGCGATTCTTCGACCCCTTCAACAACAATGACATCAATTACTACTCCTGGAGGTAAAGCCAAAATATTTGTTCAGTCTAAATTGGAAAATAGATTGGTTGTTTTAAGAATAAGAATAAGTAACGCTGCGTCCAGCTCTGTTATATCTGAGTCAGATTTTGAAGCTGGCGCTGAACAAAATACTGTAGCTAATTATACCAAAGATGTTACAGACTCAAAGAGAACTCTTGGAACAGTATGGTATTACCAGCCAGAGTCGATAGTTCAGTCGGCAAAGGACTTTGTAGAAAGCTGCTTTATAGGGAACCAAACTGGTGCTGGAGCCGAGCAAAAAATTAAGGATTCTTTCTTTAATTCAATATATCAAGATTCTCCCCTTTTCGTGAAAAAAGAATCTATATTGAGCGCATTGTCCGTATTAGGGTTAGTTTATACTGCTCCAATATCCGTCTTGCTTGATACGAGTGTTAGATATGGATTAACAAATCAGCAGACAAATAAACTATATAATGATTTAGTTCAATATAAAGTTCTAGAAGCTACTTACAATAAGACAAGAGAGTGGCCTACTATATTCTGGGACGAGTATTATGAAGACGGACATGCAGTTACCTTGAACTGGGAACTAGTAACAAATAATCTCGCTACAGTATACGCAAAGCAGCTACAAATAGAAGGCGATGCGGTGATTAGTGCAGAGGAATCGGCTTTGATTCCTAGAAGAATCGGTAGTTAAGGATAAATTATGTCTTTTAGTATAAATGCGCAATCCCTTTCTGATAGTGCCTCTTTTGCAAAAACAATACATGGTGATTTTTATCCTGGCGGAAAATCGCCAGTCCTCAATACCAGTGCTTCATTAGCTCCTCCCGCTACGGGTAGGACCTTAAGTTCATTTGATGTGACTGGAGTTATGGCAGGAGACCTTCTTAATAGAAGTAAAAAGTATCCAATAGCAGCGATGAATGCAAGCATATCTGGATCTTTAAATGGGCTAATTACAGGCGGAGCTGCAGCTGCATCTGCTACTACTCCTGAAAATGCCACAATCTCAATACCTAATCCGGAAGCAACAGATTTTAGTGTTGACGGAGAAGGTAATCCAACTGGCTCAAATAATGCAACCTTAACAGGAGCCGCCGCATGGAATAAAATTTTGTCAAAAAGTATGGTTGGAAAAAACATTGGAAATACTTTTGTGGAAAATTCCTTGCAAATTATAAGAAACACAATGATCTCTTCATCACAGGATGATGATCCATCTGATAACAATAGGGGTTCTGGCGGTTCTGGCTCTCCGGGAATAGGCGAGATGCAGAGTGCGGGAAGAAGAGATGTAGCCTTAATAGCGGAACTTACATTAGAGGAAAAGGGATGGT